ATGTTATTCGTTGGCCCTCTCATAGCGCCACGTACCAGGCCTTGCGGGTCCTCAAAGAGGTCCACCATGGGGATGGCTCGTGGGAGCCCGGCCTGCAGATGGTGTTTTACAATCAACAACTGGACAGAAGAGGAATATGGGCAGATTTGCTCATTTACAGAAGACAAAGTGAAGTACCTTATTATAGGCAAAGAGGTTGGAAGAGAAGGTACCCCACACTTGCAAGGATTTGTGAATTTCAAGAAAAAGCTAAGAAGAGACACGCTGAAGAAACTTCCTGGATTTACGCGTGCCCATGTAGAACCTGCGAAGGGGAGCGATATGGAGAACCAGAGGTATTGCCGGAAACAGGGGAAGTACCTGGAGATTGGGAGTCCTGGGCTCCAGGGGAAGAGCTCGGCGCTGCAGGAGGCTCTGAAGACCCTTCAGGAGAATAGAGGTGACCTTGCCGCAGTCGCCACGGCATACCCGGAAGTGTACGTGCGTCACGGGCGTGGCTTACGTGACTACGTCAACACGAGCGGACTAGTGCCACGTAGGCAAAGCAAGACTGTGGTGACTGTGGTTATAGGGCCCCCTGGTGTTGGGAAGACCAAATATGTGAATGATTGTATTGGTGATTTAACCTCTTACTGGAAGCCTAGAGGTCCCTGGTGGGATGGTTACCAGCAGCAGGAGTGTGTAGTTCTGGATGATTTTTATGGATGGGTACCTTTTGATGAGTTGTTGAGAGTGATGGATAGGTACCCTTTGAAGGTACCTGTGAAAGGTGCATATTGTGAATTTAATAGTAAAAAATTGTTTATAACCTCTAACAAACCTCCAGAGGAGTGGTATAATGAGGAGAACATTTGTGGCACGCTGCAGGCAATGTTTAGGCGCTTTAATGAGGTGTTTAGAATGAAGTCTGGGGGGGTGATTGAGCCGCTGACCCCTCAGCATGAAATAAACTACTGACGCACATGGCTGTGTTGAGCATCTTTATTTGGCCCCCCCCGGAGATCCAGCACAACACAAAAACTCACCACAAACACAAACAAGCTAGGGTTAGGGTTAGTTTGAGTTAGGATTAGCCTAAGAAGCGGTTCAGCATGCCGTGAGTTAGAGTGAGCACTTGAAGCGGATCCAGACAACCTTGGTTTGCTTGAAGTACTGGATCTCAGTGCTAAGAGGGTTAAATAAAGCCCACTTGACACCCAGCCATGTGCGGGTCTTGTCAGCGGCATTGAGCCAGTAGCCACGGTTGGAGGGGATGAGGATGTTTTGTTGGCCTGTGGGGGCAAAGGTGGGGCGGGGGGTGAAGTAGCGGGAGTGGTATCTTCCAGAGTGAATTTGGCGGGCGGTGGAGTTGTTGGCCCAGGGGATGATGTTGCTGGGGGTGGACTCCACAGCTGAATCATCAAAATCTAAGATTGAGAAGCCCATGCAGTAGTTGGACACGGTGTGGGCGGGGCGGAGGGGGGTGAGGGTCCATTTGGCTTTGAGGAATTTGTAGTAGTCGAAGTATACTGTATCCACAAAGTCTTGGAGCTTCCATGTGACACTAAACAGCTTAGCTGTACTTGCTGATTGGAAGGAGACGGTTGCGGTGGCAATTTTGGTGAGTTTTTGTGTAAAATAAGACCCAGCAGTGGGCCTACGCACCCAAAGGCGGCGTCCACGGCGTCTCCACCTCCTACGTCTGCGGAATCTCCGGGGGGGGCGGCGCCAGCGTCTGCGTGCCATACGTCACAAGTGGTTCCAACAGTATTACCTACAAGTTTGGAACCACGGAACAGCTGTTGAAAATGTCTCTGTCTAAGCCAGCTACTGTGGAGAGAGGTATGGCAGGGGCTGCAGGGGAAATTGCAGTGCCCTCCCAGTGCCTTAAAGAGAACTGGCAGTGGCTGGAGGGGCAGGAGGTGGAGTTATTTGGTTTTGGGGCAATGCAGCCCCACTATCCTA